GGGTCTGAGAAAAAGTCTATTTCTTCGTCAGCGGTTGTTGCTTGTGTTTCTTGGTCGGTGAGTTGTGTCTGGATGTAGTCATCGACAACCTTTCTAAGTTCACCTACTTCAGAACTTTGCTTACCTAAGAGTTTTTCAGCCTCTTGGTGCATCCTTACTATTTCGGCTGTAGTCTTTCCTTGATACTTCTCAGGTACTTCTGGTTCGGTCTGTTCATGAGTTTCCTCTACTTGAGGGTCTTGTACAGTCTCTTCTAGGGTGTTAATGTCTTGCTCTTCTACGTCCTCTGGACGCTCATCTATTAGTCTTGCCATCATTAAACTCCGTGATTAATATCATTATGGAGGTGTATTAAATGTAAGGGTTCTATGGTCAGGAGTTGTCCTTACGGTTACAAAGTTACGCCATGCTTACGTTCATATTTAATCTGCTTCTCTCTATTCTTAGCCCACTTCCGTGTTTCTTTCCAAGAGTCTCCGCCACTGATTGTAACAGGTGTAACGATTTTTCTAGCTATTAAGTCGCAATCTGGACACTGTACTTCAGCTGTCTCTGAGTCTACAAACTTCTCATTAACATGTCCGTTGTCACATTTGAAGTCAAACATAAACCTCATTAGTCTACGTCTACTTCGTCTTGTTGCTGTTGTTTAGCTGTTTCTATCTGTGCTTCTAGGTTCAGTATACTAGCCATGACTGCAAGTTGTCCCTTACGAAAGTAAAGGTCTTTGTCGTCTTTACAGGCTTCGACTGAATTGACATTATCAGCACTTCCTCTAAGGTCTTCTAATAAGTTCTTCCAACCATCTGAACGGAACATATCTTCAAAGGAACGATAATACTTTTCTAATTCTGTATCTGTCATAAACTGTTTCTCCTTAATGGACAGTCTTTATTGTTAATTTAAATAATATACTTAATGTATACTATAGGAATATTATACCACATTTTGCCAAGAATGTCAAGCTATTTCTTAGGTTTCTTCTTCTTTTTCTTTGGCGGTCTGCCAACTTGTGTTCCGTATGTTCCTGTACCTCTAGGCATAGTTATCTCCTACCATTTAACTTTATCAGCCCAATAAGCCGCAGACATTTTACCTTTAGAAATATTCTTAGCGTGTCTAGCCTTAAAGGACTTACGTTTAGCTTTCATCTTAGCGGATTCACCTGCTTTAGGTTTGCCCGCTGTACTTGCTCCCTGCTCACCGAAGCGTATAGTCTTAATCTTGTCACCTTCTTTAGCCACAACTACGTGAGACTTAGTAGGATGACTGGGTGTACGCTTAGGTTTGTTATAGCCAGAAACTCCTGCTCTAGCTAGTCTTGGGTCTTTTTTTACTGGCATTCGGCTTTACCTCTTTAGTTTTCTTAAGGTCTTGGACCGCGACTTCCAATTCCTCCAACCTCTTCAGAGTTTTCGAGAAGGCTTGGTTGACTTCCTCCAATGCCTTGTTGAACTGGTACTGTGTTATCATTAGGTTTACCTTTTTCTTTGACAGCTACTTCACGTTCTTTTAGTAACTGCTCTGATATTTTAAGACGCTTCTGGAACTCTTTGTCATCAGCATCTCCTGTTTTAAGATTAGCCGTAACTGCTTTGATGCGGTCAATCTCAAGTTCCTGTGGTACAACACTAGCCTCTGCCGCAAGTTTCTGCGCTCTAGCTTGTGACTCAGTGGCTTGACCTTGTAGTGCCGCAGTCTGTGACGCTTGGAATGCCAACTGTGCTTGTTGAGCCGCTTGTTGTGCTTGCTGTGCTTCTGGATTAGGCTGACTAGCTTGTTGTAAAGCCATAACTAGTTCTTCACGATTAGCTAGGTTCATGTTGTCTACAATGGACATAATCAACTGTGAGTACATAGGGCTGTCTGGTTGCATAGTCTGTAGTAACTGTACTAGCTGTGTAACTTCATACTCACGGGCAATAATACCTAGACTGCTAGAAGTGTGGAACTTGTAGTCCGCAACAGGGTAGTTCTCAGGGTTAAACTGCATATAACGGTGTGCGGCTTTAGTTACGAATGGAATCAGGAATGACTCTTGGAAGTTAATCAATGTACGTTTATGACGCTTGATGATAGCACCAAGGCTCATAGATATACCTGCGGCAGTAGCGTCACCATTAATAGAACCAGAGATACCTGCTGAATCAATAGCACCTGTGGCTGTCTGTACCATCTTTTGTAACTCAGCGGCTTGACCGAAGGTTACTTGACTAACATTACCAAAGTTAAATGGCTGTATGACTTCACTAGGTGAACCATTTGTCAAGATAACTTTACCTGCGCGTACCTCTGGTCTAGCACCTCTAGGCATACGTGTAGCGTCCATTGCAAGCATAGGGTGTATAGTCAATGCAAGAGCATCAATTCTGGCGCGTAGTTCTGCGTCTAACGCCTTTTGAGAGTTATACCCTTTCTCACATACCCCTCTGCCCCAGAAACGGCTAGGAACGACATCCCACGGGAATGCAACGATAGGTCTGTCACCCATCATGTATGGATTAGACTCAGCTTTAAGTAAAGTACCGTCATTAGCAATAACAACGATAGCTTCTACGTAGTAGGAATCATCTTCTTCATTATCAACTAGTTCCTCTACTTCACCTTCATCATCTTCTTTCTGTGCTTTCTCTAGGAGGTGACGAGGTACAAGACCGTAGTACTTAGTTAGACGTACCTTATCATCATCATATACAGCTAAGTCTTTGTCTGGTTCAATGTCAAAGTCAGAAGCGGCTTCACCTACATATATGTTACGGTAGACACCCTGCTCCTGTAGTTGCTCTACGGAGTGCATAGAGACAAACTCATCTACTGCACAGCCTAAGGCATCGTCTACAGACGTAGCTAGTGGGTCAATAAGAAAGTTCTGTGGCATTACAGGGCGTAACTTAACACAGGTCTTCTCTACAATGTTGACACCAACTGCTGTTAGTTCCCCGCCCATTACAGGCTGTGTAGCAGGTTGGAACTCTTTTTCTTCCTCTAGGACTACTTCAGCAATACCTGTGCCGAATACAGCCGCGTTTATAAGGCACTCAGCTACACTCTTACGTACTTTATTCTTTTTAAAGTCTTTGTATAAGGTTTCACGTAGAAGGGCTATATCACGCTTCTCTTGGTCCGTAACGTCATCCTCAATGTCGAACCACTTACCACGACCAAAGGTAGCTTCCTCTAGTTCCGCTACGGATGACTCAACTGCTTGTTGTAAAGCAGGGGATATAATCCTAGAGCGTTCAGACTCTCTGGTCTTGTCCTCTGCCGCCCATTGTCCACGCCATAGGCGATAGTACTCATCAAACTTCTGTGAGTAGTTAGACTCAAAGTGATTACGCCAACCTTCACATTTATCTATGACCCAGTTCTCAAGGTCTTGTTCCAGTGTAAATTCTTCTTTATCTTCTAATAACATATTAGTACCCTGCGTATGCGTCTAAGTATTCGTAATCTTCTTCTTCATAGTCCGATGTGTAGGCTATGTTAGCCAGTTGGTCTATGTAGGCGAGTGAGTCAATTAAATCATCGTGTACGAGTTGATTAGGGAATTGGAATAGCTCATCAAGAAACTCTGTATTCCAGTTACCCTTGTTAAGTGTTATAGCACCGTGTTCAAACCTACCTTGTAAAGCCCAGACAATCCTGTCCGTTTTCTTCTTATTACCATGCGTAAGTTCATCTATACGGAAGAACCTATTATTCTTTTTCATTATGTCTGAGAGATATGGTAGGACAGCGTTCTTTAACGCCCCTTTCTCAATGCCGACAGCCACAGGACGATAATCACGTACAGCTTCAAAGATTTTTCTCGCAGTGGCTTCCACACCCCATCGACCATAAATGATGTCAGCGACCCACCAACCTTCTTCATTTGCTTTAACAACCGAGATAGCAGTTTGGTCAAGTCGTTTAGTTTTAGTTGTGGCTTTAGCAACATCAGCAAATCCTGCCAAGTCGACTGCAATATAGTATCCACCTGTTTCAGGTTCTTCCTCACTAAACTTGATGTAATCTTCTTTGAAGAGTTCACTACCTTGAGCCTCAAACGATGCCATGAACTCCTGTCGGAAACTAAATGCAGACATAGACTTCTTAGCCGCTTCAATCTCTTCAGGGTCTAGCAATGGATTATCGTAGCTTGTAAAGTGATAACCTACAAAGGTATCATCCTCTGCAACACAAGCATAAGTATATAAGTCATAAAAGTGATTACGTCCCATTGGCGTACCAATGAACAGTGCTTCACCCTTTTGGTCAGCTAGTGCAGGTCTAAGGATTTGCTCCCAGACCTCTGGTTTCATATCTGCATACTCATCCATAACTAGGAACTTAAGACTGACACCACGCATGGTTTCTGGTCTATCTGCACCTTTGAGTGCTATGGTTGCACCGTTGACTAGCTTTATTTGTAAGTTATTGACATGACTAGAGGCTATGACGGGGTTGCCTATCTCCATCAAGACTTGCCACATAATGTCCCTAGCCTGACCCTGTGTAGGGGCAACGTAGAAGACATGACCACGTTCAGTTTGTAACGCCCTGATGATTAGCATCCAAGCGGCTAACCTTGACTTGCCTGTACGTCTACCTGCGGCTATGACCTTAAATCTAGTCTCATCTTCAAATACTTCTTGTTGCCACGGTAGTAGCGAAACATTAAGTTCAGTCATTTAATAGTAATATCCGCTGTGGTTTTTATAACGACCCTTGCCCCGCAGGACAGTATCGGTTTATCATTACCACCATATATAATTTCACTTGGTCCATGTATTTCTACAGCATGACCGTATGTGTTTGTCTTACCTTCTTTGACAGTCAACACCGGTTCGTTTTCATTATTCTTTTTATTGGAACGTATCTTATGTTGGTTTACATGGATATATTTAATAGCCATTAGTAGGTCCACATTACATAAGGGGTTGTATCGTCAGGATTGCGGATGTCAACATGGACAAAACTACGAGCAACTCCAATTCCCGTGAAACCCAGTTTGATAGCCTCCTCAACGATTTTAAAACGCTGTAAACCGTTGTTGACTTTAATGTCTGCGGCAATACCTTGTGCATGAGTTCCTGATTTAGTTTTCTTTGCTTCAATGGGGTGTGTTGCGTCTCTATATCCTGATGTGATTATGAATGGGAAACCACAAGCCTCTCTGAGTTCATCTAACTTATCAATCAACTCAGAACTTATTTCATTGTTACCCGTATATTGACAGGCAAACTCTTTACGATTAAAATACTTAGCCATCTATGATTTCCCCATCGTCAATAGCTTCATTGCTTGACACCACTGTGGTCTCTGCTCCACCAACCCCAGTAATGTTAATCTGTATTGCTGACTTCCCTGCACCCTTAACGACATCATTCTCAAATACCGCTGTAGGTAATATCCTATCCATAACTAACTTCCATGCCGCGGCTTGATTCTTATGGTCATCGTTAAGTGCCGCATCGAATATTGATTCTAATACTTTACGAGACTTAGGGGATGACAACATCCTACCTTTGTACTCGTTGATGATAGCGGCATCACCCTTCGGTCTACCCCTTGACAAACCAGTAGAACCTTTCTTTCTTGACACCATCTCTGACTTCGGTGGTCTGCCCCTCCTTTTTGGAGGATTTTCTTTAGTAGCCAATGGACTCTCCTTAAGTTATCTTAAGTATCCTTAGGACGCTTTAGTATTTAACATTAATGATTAATCTTTAAAGTAAATAACTAAACACTACTTAAGTATACTTAAGGCTCTAAACAATGTCTTTATTATATCCATATTATAGCATACTTTA